TGGCAGCAGAGCGCAAGGCCCTTGAGGCCGAAGCGGCTGCGGTGAAACAGGAACGCGCGCAATACGCCGAGGTACTGGGCAAACTCGCCTCTCAGCTTGGAAGCGGAGAAGCGGAACCCGACTGGGAGAAACTGCGCGCCGAGGACGAGTTCAAGTTCGTGGTAGAACGACAGGCCTGGCAACTGAAGCAGGACCGGCTCAACGCCGTCAAGGCAGAGCAGGCCCGCATCGCAGGCCTTCAGAAGCAGCAACAGGACGAAGCCACGCAACGGTATGTTGAAGAGGAAAACCGCAAGGTCCTCGACAAGATCCCGGCATGGAAGGACAAGGACAAGGCCAAGGCAGCCATCTCCGACCTTCGCGACTATGCGAAAGGCGAAGGCTGGACTGACGAGGAACTGGACAACGCAAGGGACAGTCGCGCCGTGCTCGCCCTCTACAAGGCGATGCAGTTCGACAAGCTTGCCAAGACCCAGATGCCCCGCCCGGTCGCAGGCCGTGGTCCGCGTTCCGCGTCTCCTGGTGCAGGATCAGCCACGCCCGGCCGTCCCGCCGAAGTCACCCGCCTGAAACAGCGTCTCGCCCAAACCGGCAGCGTCGATGACGCCGCCAATATCTTCCTGCAACAGGGGGTCTTCGAATAAGGCCCCGGAGCGAGAAATGGCAGTCGTTACCAACACAATCACGCGCTACGACTACACCAAGTCGGTACGTGAGGATCTTTCCGACATCATCTACAACATCAGTCCGGTAGACGTTCCTTTCCAGAGCAACATCGGACGCGACAAGGCTGCACAGACCTTCACGGAATGGCAGACTGACACTCTTGCTGCGGCGGTCACGACCAACGCGCAGCTCGAAGGCGACGATATCGTCACCACGGCAGACACCCGTGCGGCGACCAATCGCGTCGGCAACTATACCCAGATCAGCCGCAAGATCGTGGCCGTGACGGGAACCCTCGAAGCCTCCAACAAGGCCGGTATGAGGTCTGCCAAGGCCTACAACCTCGCCAAGGCCGCCAATGAACTGAAGCGTGACCTTGAAAGCACGCTGACTGGCCTGCAGGCGGCAGTGGTCGGCAACAACACCGTGGCTCGCCAGACGGCAGGTCTCGGGGCGTGGATCATCACCAACTACATCAACGGCAACGGCACCGCTGGTGGAGCGCCCGTGATGTCTTCGTCTTCGGACGGCTATCCGGCTACTGCTGCGGTGGCGACGACTGCACGCACGGCGACGGAAACCGTGCTGAAGAGCGCGATCCAGAAGGTATGGACGCAGGGCGGTTCTCCCGATTTCGCCATGTGCGGGCCGTTCAACAAGACGGTCATCTCCGGCTTCACCGGCATCGCCACGCGCTTCCGTGACGTTCCAGCCGGTCGGCAGGCCCAGATCATCGGCGCTGCGGACGTGTACGTCAGCGACTTCGGTACGATCTCGATCGTTCCAAACCGCTTCCAGCCCGAGACCGACATCTACCTGGTGGACAAGAGCATGGCGGGGGTCAGTTACCTTCGGCCGTTCCAGAGCATTCCGATGGCCAAGACCGGCGATGCCGACAAGACGATGCTGATCGTCGAGTACGCATTGAAGGTCCGCAACCAGCGGGCGTTCGCCAATATCGCCGACTGCACGACCGCATAAGTTGTGTTGTTGTAGATTAACTATCGTGTTGGTGGTAGGGTAGAACCCCTGCCACCACTCTCCTCGGAGACAAGAAATGACCGGAAGACCTGCCCCATTAATTGACCGATTCATGGATAAGGTAAGTCCAGAACCCAACAGCGGTTGTTGGTTATGGATGGGTCATCTCACTGTCGACGGATATGGAATGATCTGGGATGGAAAGCGAGCGGAGCGTACACATCGCGTTTCCTACAAACTCCATTGCGGAAAAATTCCAAAAGGAAAGATTGTTCGCCATCGTTGTGATGTGCCGTCTTGTGTGAATCCGGCGCATCTTGAAGTCGGAACACAAATGCAGAATATTGCTGATCGCGAGGCTCGTAAGAGAACCGCAGTTGGCGCTATGTGTTCAAAGACTAAACTTACTCCCGAACAGGTGCGTGAGATTCGCGCCAGCGGTGAGAATAAATTGATCTTAATGGCGCGATTTGGCGTAAGCGAAGCAACCATTCGCCACACGCGGTCGCGGCGTTATTGGAAGCACATTGCCTAACTGTGTCCCAACTTCCCGGTGGGAGGGCCGCTTTCTCCCCCTTCCACCGGGCTTTTTGGAAAACGATATGAGCAAGATGGTTCTGGACTACGACCCCGTGAGCGGGATTTCGCACTGGGTTAGTACCGACGAAGAGAGTGGAATCACCACCTATGGTGCCGACCAGAACGTGGATGCCATCCTTGAGGCCAACCAGCAAATCTACAATGCTGACCATGGCCGGCACGGCGAGTGGAGTTGGGTCGGCTGCATCCCGATGGTGTTCTTTGCCGAACTCGTCATGGCGGGCGTCATCGATACGGATGGAAACACAATCGATGGAGACGAACTCAACAAGCGACTCAAGAAAATCCTGAACGACAGTGACTATCGCAAGCTAAAAACACGACCTGGGAGCATCTGAATGAAACTTGCTGTGGTGAGCCCGGCACGGGACATCGTTGATACCGGCTTCGCCTTCGACATGGCGAACATGATCGGCTTCACCTGTGCCCATCGGCCCGACATCGAACTGGCATCCTACGTCAGCAAGGGCACGATGATCTTCAACCAGCGTATCGATCTCGTGCGTGAGGCGATGTCGGAGGGCTGCGCTCACATACTGTGGCTCGACACGGACATGCGTTTCCCCAAGGACACATTGATTCGTCTTCTGGCCCACCAGAAGGACATCGTTTGCGCGAACTACGTGACCAGACAGGTTCCGCCTGAGCCGGTGTCATTCCAGCTCACCGACGACGGCAAACTCTGGCGACGCGTCCCGACGCTTGCGGCTTCGACTGGCTTGGAGAAGGTCACGGGCGCCCCGATGGGCTGCATGCTGACCTCGGCGGCAGTGTTCAAGAAGCTCGACAAGCCCGACGTGCCGATGTTCTGGTTCCAGTATTCGGTCAAGAACCACACCACCCTGGGCGAGGACATCTACTTCTGCATCAACGCCGGACGATATGGCTTCGACATCTTCATCGACCACGACCTTTCCAAGCAAGTCCGCCATGTCGGCATCTTCGAGTTCGGCCATGAGCATGTTGACGATGCCCAGGCACTTTCCATGCGCGCCGAGGTCGATGCAGCGGTCGTAACCGACCTTCATAAGGTGCCGGAGGCCAAGCCGGTGATTCCGTTTGCCAAGACGCCGAGTGTTGTCGGCGCCGAGGGCATCCACAAGGACATGATCGCGGAGGCCGTGCATGGCCCGCAGGCAGCAGACTGATGGCCCTTGATGGCACCTATACCGGCCTGAAGGCTTCGGTGGCAGACTGGCTTAACCGTCAGGATCTGACTAGCCAGATTCCCGATTTCATCACCATCGGAGAAGCGCAGATCAACCGCACTCTGCGTGTCCTGCAGATGGAAGTGTTCTCGGACGGCACTTCCAGCGCCGATCTCGTGGCCGTGCCTTCCGACTGGCTGGAAACACGCACGCTCAGGCTGGAAGACCCGACGGCGGGGATGCAGATCCTGGAATATGTCGGCGAGGAAGAGTTCGACCAATTGGAAGCGAGCGGCCTCACCAACACGACCCGATACTATACCATTCTGAACGGTGCCTTCCAGGTTCTTCCGGTGCCCACGGGAGACGTGTCCTACGACATCCGCTACTACGCCAAGATTCCCGCGCTCTCCAACAGCAACGCATCCAACTGGCTGCTGCTGAAGTCGCCCGATCTCTACCTCTATTCTGCTCTCGCGGCTTCGGCGCCCTTCCTGAAGGACGACGAACGCATTGCGGTATGGGCGGGCGCGGCCAACAAGATCACCGATGACATGAAACTGGAAAGCGAGCGGGCCAAGCGGCCAACGACCCGTATCCGCACCCGCATGGCCACTTTCGGATAGAGGATCATCATGGCTGTTACGTATTCATCGACACTCAAGGACAATCGTATGCAGCTTGTCCTTGACCTGATCGGCAGCAAGGTCGCCGCCGCATCGACTGGAGCCTTTTCGGCCGGCACTATCGTTATCGGCACCAGCACCCTCTCGGGATCGACGGGTGTGATTGCCACAGGGGTCTTGAGTTCGACACCGTTCTCGCTCAGCGCCGGCGTCATTACCATGCTGGCAGTGCCGATCACCACCACGGCCATCCTGACCGCCACGGCATCGAAGGCCGAACTCAGGAACAACGCGGGCACGGCCATTGTCACCGGGCTCACGGTAGCGACAACCGGAGCAGATGTGATCATTGCCAACGTCAACGTGACGAATGGACAGACGGTCTCGATCAACTCCGGCACGATCACTCATTCGTAAGGTCAATGAGTGCTCTGCCTGCCATTCAGTGGGGCCTGATCGCGGGCATCCTCGATCGTAGCGGGGGCCGCAGGGTCGTATTCACGTCCGACCCGATGAGCATCCCGGCCAACGTGGTGTTCGCCAAGGATGAACAGTATTTCGTGGCTCCCGGTTTCCATTCGATGGCCCAGATCTGGGACCACAAGGAGTGGATAGTCTGGCAGGGCGAGAAGGCGGTTCTGGATGCCACGCGCGGCCATTGCGGGTCGTGCCGGGCCTGTTGCATCACGCCGCCTGTGTTCGACGAAGGCGACGGCTTCAGCAAGCCAAGTCACCGCCCCTGTCATAACCTCTGCAATAACGGCTGCAAGATTCAGGACAAGAAGCCGAGGGCCTGCCGGGATTTTATCTGCCTGTGGCGAGCCTCGCAGGATGGCAACCGCCCGATGCCTCCAGACATCAGGCCCGACCGCTGCGGCACGATGATGACGCGCGATCCAGACGACACGGTGCGGCTGCACATCGACAAGAACTATCCCAAGTCGGAGGCATTGCAGGCGTTCATTGTGGAACGCGATAGGGAAGGTGAACGTTTCGAGCCGGTCAGGTTCTACTTCGGTGAGCAGAAGTGACGACGGTTGTTTTCCTTCTGGCGGCAAGCAGCTCTCCATGGAATGTGCCGAGCGATTTTACCAACTCGCCTGCCAGCACGGTCGAGCCTGTTGGTGCAGGCGGCAATGGTGCAATAGGAACGACAGG